ATATTCAAAAGGATGCGTGTCATATGATACTTTTTTATCCCTTATTGCTTGATTGATTATTGCCTTCAAATGTGCCATGTGCATACCACAAGTAACAGGAGCCAGCCTTCGGACATTCTTTAGATAAATGTCAAAGTCCTTTATGGTCCGGGGAGTAATTCCATCAAGCATTATATCATATTTGACAAACTCAATGAAGTAATCACTCGCCCTTTGATATAAGGAAGCAGTGGTCCTTCTCCCCTCTTTAATCAAATTCTGCATATAGTCAGCCGAAGCAACACTATAAGAGATAGCTCCCTGCTTTACCGAGGACAAGTATTCGACAAGTTGGGTACAAGTATAGGATGATGTGTTTATTTTATCCAAGGCATCCTGATATGAATTAAGTATTCCACGTAATTTAGCATTGACATGTGCAGCATCAGGAACACCTACCACCTGCCCTCCCTTAAAATTAGCAGTATTATCTATTTCAAATCGGGTAACGATGTATCTTGTTTCCTGTTTATGACCAATTGCTATACGAATTCTGTGTTTGCCGTTTTTCAGCACCTTGGCCGGAACAACGGCAGCTTTAAGAGTTGTCATAATTGTTCTGGATTCGTTTTAGACAAGTTCTTTTTGCCAAAAGTGGCACAAACTGTCTTTTTTTTATCCAAAAACGAAAACTGGAGAAGCTTAAGAAAGCACAAACCCCTCTGAAACAGAGAGGTTTGTAAAGTGGAGCATGCGAGACTCGAACTCGCCACCTTTAGACTGCCAGTCTAACGCTCTAGCCAGATGAGCTAATACCCCGAGAAATAATAACGATGCAAAGATACATAGAAAATCAATAATACAAAGCTTTTGGGAAAGTTTTTTTCTCATGTGAACAAAAAATTTATTTGCCACTTTTGCGCCAAAGAGTTACTTTTGCGTGAAATTGTTTCAACATAGTTTCAACATACATACACGATTATGGCAACATTCAAATATGAAATATTTAAAGATAGGAAAAGAATAGATGGCACTTACAACGTTAAGATAAGAGTCACACACAATAGGAAGCTTAAAAGGATTCCCACTTCCATATATGTTACGAAAGAAGATATAACCAAGGGGTTTAAAATCAAAAATCAGTCCATCTTAGATGAATTAAATAACATCATATCCATATATCGGAGCAAGTGCAACCTGTTGTCATTGCTCATAAACGATATGGATATAACAGAACTTGTGGAGCATATAACCAAAACTGATGAATCATCTCTAAAAATAGACTTCATTTCCTACGCCCGCAAATGGATAGATGAGAACAGAGAGAAGCATGGAATCAATGTGTATTCCTGCATGGTAAACTCTTTAACAAAATTCCTGGGACGGGAGAAATTGGATTTTAAGGAGATAAATTACAAATTCTTGAAATCGTATGAAGAACATCTCGGTCAAAGACGTGCACTCTCTTTATATATGGGAGCAATCAGGCATTTGCATAACGAAGCTAAAAAAGAATATAATGATGAAGAAGCAGGGGACATAAAGATACCATGGTCTCCATTTACCAAGTATTCTATACCTAATATAATATGTACCCGCGAAAGAGCTTTGGACGCAGATACTATCAGAGCCATATACAACCTGCCATATATACTCACTAAAGATAAAAAGGAGAAGGATTGCAGATTTAATTTTGCAAAGGATATGTTTATATTATCCTTTTGCTTGATGGGTATGAACTCGGCAGATTTGTTTCTTTGTGACACTATAAGCGAAAGCAAGGGAACGCTTACAATCACATACAACAGGGCAAAAACTGCAACAAGAAGGACTGATAAAGCAAAAATAAGCGTTAACATTCATCCCTTCATATTGCCCATATACGAAAAGTATAAGGACGTATCCGAAGAAAGAGTTTTTAGGTTATATAAAAAGTATTCCACTTATGGCAGACTCAATGTTGCCATAAATGTAGGTTTGAAACAGATAGGGAAAGTTCTTGGCATTGAAGATTTGGAATTTTACGCAGCCCGGCATTCTTTCGCTTCCATCGCACGAAACGATTTAAAAGTGGACAAAGGTACAGTAGGAGAAGCACTAAATCATGTAGATAAAGAGAACAGAATGACAGATCTATACATAAAAAAAGATTTTTCCGTAATTAATGATGTTAACAGTAGGGTTATTGATTATGTTTTTAACCCCGATATGATGAAAGGGTAAATGTAAGGCAGCTTATTGGACCGCCTTTTCAAGGTTCTCTCTGATTTGTTGGAGCATTCGGAAAGCCCCGGCCATCTTATAGTTGCCCAGACATTGCTTAGCCTGCATGATACAACTTTCAACAGTAAGTTTCAAATCCGGAGTGAAAGCCGCTTTGTTAATCTGCATTTCTTTGGGAAGTTCATCAGCATGGTTATTGAACCATACGATCATTTCATTCAATTCCTCCTCGGAATAAGATTCTTTTTTTTCAGCCATAATACATAAGTTAATGTTAGTTCCGGCAAAGATAACAAAAATAGCCCCGACTCATCACGAGCTGGGGCAGTCCAATTTATAAATTTAAAGTCTTATGATGAAGATTGTCTATTGCGCCAATGCTTTACTATCAGCATAACGACAATCAAAACGGTTACACAAACACAGGCAAAACCAATTTGTTTAAGCAAAGTGGATTCTTTTTTATCCTTTACCCCTTCAGTCTTGGTTTCTTCATGTTTGGTGGAAGTGGTTTCCTTGTCAGCTTTCACTTCCGTACTGTCTTTGATTGCAGTTTCCTTCCTTTTATTCTTGCTGAAATCACCTTCCACATGACCGTCTGCCAATAACGGAGGTTTCCCGGTCAGGCTATCGGGCGGTTTTCGGGTATCATAGATACAGAAATCAATCACATAGTTACTATTAGTAGTAATGAGTTCGCTCAAAGAGGTACTTGATCCGTGTACGATGTTGACAGATTCACTGGCGCTATCTTTGCTGATTACTTCTACATCGGACTTGACAGCCTTATGCGAGCTGCCACATGATCCGAACAACAGGAACAAACACATGAAAGGAGCCAGCAATATATGCCGGCTTACCCAGTTCATAACTCTAACCAACATAGTCTACAACTTAAGAACTTGCATCCTGTTATCCCCGTCAGCCCGATAACTGACGTGCACCCAAGCGAAGTTAGACTCGTCAATCAATTGATCATAGGGCAGGTTCTTGCGGATATACTCAAACAACAACTTGTTTTGCTGTCTGTCCCCAGTGTCAATATCAGCAGCTTCCCCCTTCATGTGCTGCGAGGTCTTGCTTCCCTTGACAGCTGCATTAAGTTCCGGACAGCGATAGCCACTGTTTACTGTTATTGGCTTTCCCCACCATGTGCGTAACGGATCAAGCACATTATCTACCAAGGCAGTCAGAGCAGTCACATGCTCCTGTCTGCATCTGTTGTTGATACCCAAGCGGTCAGCAGTCGTTGACTTGCAGAGTTCCGCAATCGTAAAAAACTTCATTTCTTTTCCTCCTTATCTTTAATTAATGTAGCCCTGCGTGGTGGAATACGACGGCCGCATTCGCTGTCGGGCCTGTCACAACGGTTATGTTCGGCATCTTTCAATTGCAGTTCCAGCTCGTGGCACTTATGAATCCATGCCAGCTTATCAGACTGTTCATTACGAAGCTCAACGTATAACGCATCAATCTTGGCGTCACGCTGGGCGATACGTTCTTCCAGCCAGTCAACCTGCTTACGCTCGTTCTCATCCTCCATCGAATCGGCGGATGCATCCTCTTTCCGTGCGTTCGTCTTGCGGTTCACCCAAAACGTGGCACCCCAGCGGACAGCCTCCAATCCCCCGAAAGCCCCGATTATAGCCAACCAGTCGTTTAATTCCATTCTGTCTATTGTTTATCTGATTATAATACTACTTCAAAGATATGTCTATTTACTTGCGTCATTGTTGCAGAATTACTTAAATCCATTGCCACGATATGACAATAAAAAAAGAGCCCGATGACAATATTTATTGCCATCAAGCTCCTGGTTACACTGCAAAGATAGTGAAAACTATTCCATATTCAATCCATATTGAAAAAAATAATCAGGAGCAATATTTCGATTATCCGAAGAATTTAAAGAGTCACAATATTAATAGAAAACAAATAGGATTCATGGAATCTATCGGTTGTCTATAAAATCAGATGTTCTTAAGCCTTTATCGGGAAACATCTTTACTTTTTTCCTTTTCCTTTGAACATTTTTCAAGTCACGCACAATGGTGCTGGAAAGTACCTCCGAATAAATCTGTGTGGTCTTTACGGAAGTATGTCCGAGCAGTTTCTGCACAGTGGTAATAGCCACCCCCTGATGAACCAGCAGGGTGGCACAGGTATGACGGCTCACATGGTAGGTTATCCGTTTTTTGATACCACACAATCCGGCCAGCTTTCGAAGCTGCTTATTCACTTCCGAGTTACAAGGCAAAGCGGCAAAACTTCCGATATCCGGATAACGGTCAAGAATGCCCAATGCCCTGCTTTCAAACAGCAGATGTAACGGCAGACGGATTTCCACCCCTGTCTTGACGGATTTGAAGTACAGCCACCGTTTGCCGTTTACTCTAATGAAATTCTCAGGTGTGAGCTGGCAGAAGTCAGAATAGCGCAATCCGGTATAACAACAGAACAGGAAGGCATCGAGCACATGGCGCATGGATTCCTCTTCCACCTCGACCGTTTCCAGCTTCTTCAGCTCGTCCGGGGTAAGAAACTCATGTCTGCCCTTCTCCTGTTTGATTTTGTATTTCCGAAAGGGATAAGCGTCCGCGTGCATATATCCCTGGTTGATTGCCTCATTGACCAAGGTACGGAGCTGTCTCATGTGCTTGGCTATCGTATTGACCGCATTGCCCTTTTCCCTTAAATATTGCTCAAAATCACGAAGGAATGTATAGGTAATATCCTTGAAGTCCAATCCGGAACGGAAATCATTCAGGACCGCCAGTGTAGAGTGCAGGTTGTCCTTGGTGGACTGCTTCTTGTCCGAATTGTCAATGGCTGATTTGGCGAAAGTGGAGAAGCTGATATTCACGGCACTTTTCTTCTTGACAGCATCCTTCAGTAGTGAGAGCGTGGCAGGTATTCCGCGCTTCCAATACCCCAACTCTATGCCTTGCAGATACAGGATGTATTCATAGAGCATTGCGTTGAGTTCGTTAGATTGGGGGTGGTTAATGACTTGTGCCCCCTCACGGCTCCAGCACTCCGGTTTGAGGTAAACATTGGTCTTCAGGTAGATTTTCCTTTGGTTCAAATAGGCTTCAACCTGTACAAGAGCCGTGCCCTGCCTGTTAAGTGTGTTCTGGCGGTTATATACAAGACGGTATCTGATTTTATCCATTTTTCCGCAAAGATGCATCCTCTGTTCCAAGCTGCAAAATTTAGCCTATAAAAAATACACCCCCACTTTCGCAAGTAAAGGTGCATAATATCTATAAAAAAATGGTCTGTGAAAAAAACATTTGTAAAAAAGATGCCATTATTCATCACGAACGATAGCATCTAGACATTTTTATCAGCAAACTCTTTTAGTGATTTAGAATAATGTTTAATTCAATATAGATGCTACAAAGTTATATATAAATTTTGTTTTGCCCAAATTATTATGTAGTTGACGTACGGTATCAAAAAGGCAGGATTCGCCAATCCTGCCCAATTCCATACACAAATCTTTTTATTAATTAAAATACCTCACGGCATTCAAAAATTAATAAATGAAAAAACATTATTAATTGTCATAGCAAAGCTATAACAAATATTTAAAAAAGAATCATTATATGAAAAAAAGAACAGAACAAACGATATATAGACCAACAAACATTTAAAATAATATTGTAATACAAAAGTCATTGATACAAATCCTTCTGGAAGAACTGATGTTTCCAAAGTATACATCTTCAGAATTAAATTATGGTGATTTAAATGAGTTTAAATCACCTACTATCAAGACGATTAACAGATGGTCAAACCCTGATTTTCCTAAGACAAATTGGCCTGATGAAATTACTTATGGCACTTTTATAGTCGAACAAATTAACGATGTCATACGGCAGACAGCCGTTTCAGAATCATTGTGTATTAGATTCTATTATTCTTCAACAGGTGAATGGAGTGAGTGGATGATCTATTAATAAATTTGTATCATAAGATGGCGCATTTTTCGCTCTGGGAGAACTTTTGGGAAATCCGAAGGGAACAAAATCGTTTTCTTCATGGAGTGAATTTACGGATTTTGTAAATGAAATGCCTATAAAAACAATTCAACCTTTCGTTTCCGATTTCAATGCTTTTGCTGGAGAAGGATTCTATGGTAATGTCGTTCAAGGATTGGTTATAAAACAATTAGAAGATGTTGTTTTCATCTTCGGAATAGCAATAGACGGAACATTAATATTTAGAAAAAGGAATTATCCAGACGTTTCAACTTGGGAAGATCCTAAGATAATAATTCACAGTAATAATTGACATAAAATCTATTCGAAACGAGAGCTGGGAGGACTTCTGCCAACAAATGGAATAAAAAGAACTGAATATTATGAAACAATACGGCTAGGAGTATCATTTAGTATAGGTGCTCCTACCAATGAATTCGTATATGTCAGCCATAATGACGGAGAAATGATGATTTATGTTGATTCTACCGGCATTGTTACGAAGATATTCTCTAGTGCTGATAAAATTATATCTATATCACTAAAGGATAATCAGATTATGATAACTGCTATAAATTATGACCTTATAGTTACGATTCGTGTACTCTCTTTTTAACATGGATTTTATCTAAACAGAGAGCTGGGAGAACTGATTGGCATAAATGATACGTGGTTAA